CAACTATTATAAAGATGTTGTCAACAACCGTTCACGTTATATCTGGTGGGCAGCAAGTACATCTATTGGTACTAATGTAGGTCAGTCAGTTGTAGGTGGTACGACTTATACCGGTGCAACAACACCTTTAACTGATTCCTTAGTAAACGGTACAGATGGTTCAGCACCTACAGATGCTAACCTAATCACAGCGTATGATAAATTTAAATCATCCGAAGATATTGATTTATCATTTATTTTAGGTTCTAAAGCAGGTCAAACTGTTGCTACTCACTTAATTGATAACATTGCATCAGTAAGAAAAGATCTTCTTGTGGTATTATCACCAACACGAGGTGCTTGTGTAAATAATAATAGTTATGAAGGCAAAGAAGCAGAAGATATTGTAGCATATCGTAACTCTCTACCATCTACATCATATGCTGTTATTGATAGTGCTTGGAAGTATCAGTATGATAAGTACAACGACAAATACAGATATGTACCAACAAACGGTGACACAGCAGGTTTAATGGTTCGTACAGATAACACAAACGATCCTTGGTATTCACCAGCTGGTTTTAATCGTGGTAATATGAAAAATGTAATTAAACTATCATATAACCCACGTAAATCTGAGCGTGACACCCTTTATAAAAATGGTATAAACCCTGTAGTTACTTTCCCTGGTCAAGGTACAGTTCTATACGGTGATAAGACAATGTTAGCTTCACCGAGCGCATTTGACAGAATTAATGTTCGTAGATTGTTTATTGTTCTTGAAAAAGCAATTACATTAGCATCACAATCAACTCTATTTGAGTTTAATGATGCGTTTACGAGATCACAGTTTAGAAATCTAGTTGAACCGTTCTTAAGAGATGTCCAAGGCCGCAGAGGTATTACTGACTTTAGAGTTGTTTGTGATGAATCAAACAATACTGGTGAAGTAATTGATAGAAACGAGTTTATTGGTGATATTTACGTAAAACCAGCTCGCTCAATCAACTTTATTCAACTTAACTTTGTTGCAGTAAGAACTGGGGTAGAATTCTCAGAAATCGTTGGTCAAGTATAATAAATACATATAAACGCTAAAGGAGAAAAACTATGGCATTTAATATTAACGATTTCAGAGGCGAACTAGAGTACGGTGGTGCACGTTCCTCGCTCTTTGAAGTCACAATGACAAACCCGATTAATACGGCTGGGGATAGTAAGTTTAGATTCTTATGTCGCGCCGCTCAAGTTCCAGCAGCTACAGTGGGGGTCGTTACGACCCCATACTTTGGCCGCCAAGTAAAGCACGCAGGCAACAGAACGTTCGATCCGTGGACAGTTACTGTTATCAATGATGAAGATTTCTTAATTCGTAATACTCTAGAACAGTGGAATACAGAGATTAACACATTAGAAGGTAACTTAAGAACAGCTGCTGCAGGTGTTGCAAATTACAAAGCAGGTGTTGCAGATGTTATTCAGTACGGTAAAGACGGTCGTGCGATTAGATCATATCAATTTGTAGGTATGTGGTGTTCTGATTTATCAGCAATGGATTTAAGCTGGGATTCTGAAGCAATTCAAGAATTTACTGCTACATTCCAGTATGATTATTGGATTCCAGGATCTACTGGTGATACGACAAATTCAGCAGTAGTTTGATAGAGAGGTAGTATATTATGGCTAACCAGCTATATCCTAAAGCTAAAGAAGATTTTTTAGGTGGTAATTTGAATCTTTCTAGCAATGTTGTTACTATTGCTTTAGTAGATACTGATATCTATACATTTAGTAGTGCTCATGAAGATCGTGCTGATATTCCAAACTCAGCAGTAGTAGCAGAAGCTAGTCTTGCAAGTAAAACTATCACAAGTGGAGTTTTTGATGCTTCTGACGCTACATTCACATCTGTAAGTGGTGCTAATTGTGAAGCGTTAATTATCTATCATACAGATACGCAAAGTGGTAATGCAGCATCTAGACTGATTGCATATATTGATACAGCTACAGGTCTTCCAATCCTACCTAACGGAGGTGACATTACTGTAAGATTCTCATCAGGCGCAAGTAAAATCTTTGCTCTTTAATAGAATACGGTAAAAAACCTAGGAGAGGGGGTACTATAAATATAGTATACCCCCTTTTCTATATCGAGGATAAAAATGGAACTATTTGGGTTTGAGATCAAGCGAGCTGATCAGAAAGAAAAAGAACAGCTTCAAGCTATAGTACCACAGACGCATGAAGATGGTGCAACAGAGGTTTCCTCTAATGCCGCTGGTGTGTATGGTGGCACTTATGGTACATATGTGGATATTGAAGGTCGTGCTAAAGATGAAGCAGACCTAGTTACCAAATATCGCGAAATGGCATTACAACCAGAATGTGATTTTGCAATTGAAGATATAATTAATGATGCTATTATTATGGATGATAATGTATATCCTGTAGAACTAGTATTAGATGAAACTGATCTTCCTAACAGAGTAAAAAAATTAATTAGAGATGAATTTGATAGAATTCTCTATACTCTAGATTTTGGCAACAAAGGTTATGAAATTTTTAGACGTTGGTATGTTGATGGACGTCTTTACTACCAAGTCGTAATTGATGAAAAAAATATTCGCGATGGTATTAAAGAATTACGTTACATTGATCCGCGTAAGATCAAAAAAATTCGTAAACAAAATAAGAAAAAAGACCCTAAATCAGGTGCTACGTTATATACTGACGTAGAAGAGTTTTATTACTATAACCCAAAAGGTATGGTAAATCAAGACAAAGGTGTTAAAATTGCTAAGGATAGCATTTGTCATGTAACATCTGGTCTTATTGATCCAATGAATAAACTTACATTAGGTCATCTTCATAAAGCAATTAAACCGATGAATCAACTGCGTATGTTAGAAGACGCAACTGTAATTTATCGTTTATCAAGAGCTCCTGAGCGTCGTATTTTCTATATTGACGTTGGTAACCTTCCTAAAGCAAAAGCTGAGCAATATCTTCGTGATATGATGGTTAAGCATAAAAATAAATTAGTATATGATGCTAACACTGGTGAAGTTAGAGATGATAGACGCCATATGACTATGCTTGAAGATTTCTGGCTCCCGCGTCGTGAAGGTGGTAGAGGTACTGAAATTACTACATTACCTGGTGGCCAAAACCTTGGTGAGTTAGACGATGTTTTATATTTCCAGAAAAAACTTTATAAAGCATTAAACGTTCCTATCAGTAGATTAGAAGCTGAAGTAAACTTTAATATTGGTCGATCAACTGAAATTTCTAGAGATGAGTTAAAATTTCAGAAATTCATTAATCGTATTAGAAATAAGTTTGCTGTTCTATTTGATAATCTTTTAGAAGTACAATTAGTACTTCGTGGTATTATGACTAAAGCAGAATGGGAACAAGTTCGTAATAGTATTACATATAATTTTGTCAATGATAACCACTTTGAAGAGCTCAAAGAGGGTGAAATTATGGCAGAAAGATTAAGAATTTTAGGAGAAGTTGATCCTCTTGTTGGCAAGTATTTCTCTTTAGCATGGGTTCGTAAAAATGTTCTTCGTATGACTGAAGAAGAAATAGATCAAATGCAAAGAGAAATTGATATGGAATCTGATGAAAATGATGAAGAAGAAATAGATTTAACACCTTCTCAGCCACAAGAAGAAGAGGTATTTCCAGAATTTAAACCTGAAAAAGAACTAACTGAGGAAGAAAAACGTCTTGTAGAAAGTATGACTAAATTCTATGATTCTTTCTCATCTCAGGAAGACATAGATAATGGATCAAGTTGAACACGCTAAACTTCTTGCAGCTCTTTTAGGAGTTCTCAAAAAAGAAAGTAGTAAAGTAAAATCAGCTTTACTAGAAGAGCTCCACTCTGAACTCAATAAAATTGAAGTACCTGATCCTATACTTGTTGAAGGGCCTCAAGGACCTCAAGGACCTCAAGGTGAAACTGGTCCAGTTGGACCACGTGGTTTACTAGGTGAAATAGGTCCTATGGGTTCCCGCGGGCCTGTAGGAGAAAAAGGTGATCGTGGTGACCCTGGGCGCAATATTGTAGAAGCTCAGATGAATGATAACGGTCATTTATTTTTATATAGAGATGATGGTGTACAATTTCCAGTAGGTAATATTATTGGTGAACAAGGGCCTATTGGACCAATAGGGCCACAAGGTTTAAAAGGTGATAAGGGTGATATTGGTCCTCAGGGAGAGCAAGGTATCGCTGGTCCCAGGGGACCGAAAGGGGAAAAAAGTGCACCTGGACCGCAAGGATTAAAAGGTGATCAAGGTATACAAGGTATACAAGGTCCTATTGGTCCCCAGGGAGAGCAGGGCAAACAAGGTGTAAAAGGGGATAAAGGAGATCGCGGTGAAACCGGTTTACAGGGTATACCAGGTCTAAAGGGTGATAAAGGAGATATTGGTCCCCGAGGCCCTCAAGGTGTAAAAGGTGATCCAGGTAGAGACGGTGAATCGCCAGATATTGAACCATACCTAAAAAAGGTATCAGAAGAAACTAGAAAATTCCAAGATAATATTAGAAGAACAATAACAAGAGCTTCTCTAGGTGGCAGCTCATCCGGTGGTGGTGAAGTACGTTTAGAGTTTTTAGATGATGTAGATAGAGACTCTGTTAAGCAAAACGGTAAAGTATTACAATATAATTCTTCTACTGGTAAATTTGTTGGTGCCACTATTTCTGGTGTGAGTAGTAGCACCGGGGATGTATCTAATACATATCTCCAAGCAACATTTGTAAGCAACACAGCTTTTCAATCATTTATTGCAAATACGAATCCTAGATTCGATCAATATTTGCAAGTATCTAATAATAAAACAATTCTTGCCGGCAACAATATCACACTTACTCAAAACGCTTCTTCTATTACTATTGCATCAACAGCAGCAGGCGGTGGAAGTACAGATTTAACTTCAGTTACTACAAGCATTGTTCCTGTTTCAAACAATAATCTTGATCTTGGTACAGCCAATCTTAGATGGAGAGATATATATCTTTCTGGTACAACGATTAATCTGGGCGGCGCTACTATTTCATCAGATGGTACAGGTCAAATTGCTATATCTGGTACAGGCGCCGTACTTCCCGCAAACTCAAGAGTGGAAGTAGTAGGTCGACAAAAAACAATTGCAACCATTGGTGAATCAGGATCTGCAGAAAGATTAGTACCACTATTTACTCAAGCTAGCGGTTTAAAAGTTCCAGCAATTACCTTTGCGTTCCGCACAGAAACAAACGTAAAAGTGTTTACAAATTTCTTCCTAAATAGTGGTAATCAAATTGATAGAGAATCTGCAGCAGCCCAATTTTTATTTTAAGGTTTAGATATGGCAATTAAAGTACCTATTAGAACAGTTTATGATAATTCAAACAACGCTATTGGTTTGTCTGAATTTCAATCAGGCGACGCTGTTGGATACCAACATGGTGGTACAGGATTAATTACACTTGGAACAGCAAATCAAGTTTTAAAAGTAAACGATGCTGGAACCGCTATCGAGTGGGCAAACGAAGATGCTCTTGCTGCAACCGGTGTAGCTACGGGAACGTTTGGTTCTGCTTCGTTAATTCCTATTATTACTGTAGGCGCCGATGGCCGAATTACAAATATTTCAAACACTGCTGTAGCTGGTGTAGCTAACTTTACATGGACATCAGCAAACAGCACACTTAGGATATCAACTTCAGCTGGCACAAATTTTGATGCTGTAATTAATAATTTTAATAATTTAGCTTCAACAGGTGTCCCTACTGGAACTTTTGGTTCAGCATCTCAAGTTCCTGTTATTACAGTTGGTGCCGATGGTCGAATTACAAATATTTCAAACACTGCTGTAGCTGGTGTTCAGTCAGTTACGTATAATACATCTAATAGTTTATTAACCATAAATACCTCCGATGGTGGAAGTCAAACAACTAATATTACACTAGAACCTTTTGACACAGACGATCTAGTTGAGGGTGGAACTAATTTATATTTTACTACAGCTCGAGCGAGAAGTTCGTTTACAGCTGGTTCAGGTATTAATATTACGAGCGGGGTTATATCCCAAGCAACAGAGATAGATTATGGCTTGATTACTGGAGCAGTAGGAGCAAATACAATTGATTACGGGAGTATAGGATAAGATGGCAACTCAGATTCAACTTAGACGAGGTACCGCCACACAACACGCAACGTTTACAGGTGCTGTGTCAGAAATTACCTTTGATACATCTAATAATACCGTTCGTGTACATGATGGGAGTACAGCTGGTGGTTATAAACTAGCAACAGAAGATAGAGTAAATATATTAGTTAACGATAGAATGCAAGTAGCTAATGTCACAGCAGCAGTTACAGCAGCAGTTAATAACCTGGTAGAGGCAGCTCCAGGTGCATTAGATACTTTAAACGAACTAGCAGCAGCTATCAACGATGATGCTAATTTTGCAACCACTATTAATAATAGTTTAGCAACCAAAGCTTCTAACAGTTATGTAAATTCTACCTTCTCTACATTAAACCAATTAGGCAATACTAACTCATACATTGCTAATGAATCAGTAAGAATAGATGTAGTTAATAATAATTTAACCAATACCAATACAGCAATACGTACATTAGTATCTGATAGACTTCAAGTATCAAATGCTAATATTACCTTTGTTACTAAAGCAAATGCAGTTTCATCTAATAACGCTATTAATGCAAGAATTAATGCAACAAATGCTAATGTTGATCAAAAATTAGGTGCAACAGCATCAGTTACTTTAACAGGTGATATAACAGGTTCAGCTTCATTTAGTTCAAACTCTGTATCTATTGCTACTGATATTGCATCATCAGGTACCCCAACTGGTACATTTGGTTCAGCTTCAAAAGTACCTATTATTACTGTTGGCGCTGATGGTCGTATTACAAATATTTCAAACACCAATGTGGCCGGTGTTACTGATTTTTCATATGCTGCTGCTAATAATACATTTACTATCTCTACAGCAGATGGCGGCTCATTTGATGCTACTATTTCTGAATTAAATGATTATGCATTAACATCAACCGTTAATGCTACATTCTCTACACTTACTCAATTAGGTAATACAAACTCTTATATTGCCGCTACTCAAAGTAATTTAGATACTCAAACAGCAAGAATTAACTTGTTGAATAATAATCTTACAAATACTAATACGGCGATCAGAAGTTTAATATCGGCTACTAATGCAAATGTAGATCAAAAACTTGGCGCTACTGCAGCTGTTGCGTTAACAGGTGCAGTTACTGGGTCAGCAAACTTTAGTGGAAATAGTGTTTCCATTACTACTACAGCTACATCAGATCCAACTATTACGCTAGGTGGAGATTTAACAGGGTCAGTAACATTAACCAATCTTGGAAATGGTACACTAACAGCTGCTGTAGTAGATGATTCTCATAATCATTCAAGCTCATCTGGTGCGTTTAATGTAGGTACAGATCTAACAGTCTCTGGTGGGGATATTATTCTTTCTGGTACAGGTCGTATTCAAGGTATTGATACTGTATCAGCTGGTACTGACGCTACTAATAAAACATACGTAGATAACGCGGTTGCTGGGGTGGTAGATTCAGCTCCGGAAGCTCTTAATACTCTTAATGAATTAGCAGCAGCATTAGGTGATGATTCAAACTTTGCAGCTACTACAGCTACCACTCTCGGTACTAAAGCTTCAAACACATATGTTAATTCAACATTCTCTACTCTAACGCAGCTCGGTAATACCAATTCATACATTGCTACTAAAGCAGATACAACTACTCAAGTAATTGCTGGTAATGGTTTGACAGGTGGCGGGACATTAGCTGCTAACCGTACTTTAGATATCGGTGAAGGTACTGGTATTACAGTAAGTGCTGATGCAATTGCTACCAATGATAGTGAGATTGTTCACAATAACTTGAGTGGCTTTGTTGCTAATGAGCACATTGATCACTCAGGTGTTACTTTAACTGCTGGTGATGGTTTGACAGGCGGTGGTACAATAGCAGCTTCTAGAACATTTGCTGTAGGTGCTGGTACTCTTATTGATGTAACCGCAGATGCTGTCAACGTCGATTTGTCAGAACTTTCAACATCAACAACGAACGGTGATGGTGATTATTTTGTTGTTGTAGATACTGCTAATGCTCAGAAAAAGCTAACTAAAGCTAATATTAATATTTCTGGCTTTAATAATGATGCAGGATACTCAACTACTACAGGTACTGTTACATCTGTAGGTGTTACAGCAGGCACAGGTCTTTCAGGTGGTGGTACAGTTACAACATCTGGTTCAGTCACACTTAATGTTGATTTATCTGAATTAACAGATATGACTGCAGGTATGGTTGGTACTGATGAATTTATTGTTCTTGACGGTGGTGCTGATCGTAGAAAAGCAGCTAATGAAATTGGATTAAGTATCTTTAACAATGATGCAGGTTTCTCTACTACTACAGGTACAGTAACATCAGTAGCTACAGGTGGTGGTTTAACTGGTGGTACTATTACTGGTTCTGGTACTATTAGCCATGCGGATACATCTTCGCAATCATCAGTTAACAATTCGGGTGCAACTGTAATTCAAGACGTTACATTAGATACGTATGGCCACGTTACAGCGCTTGCATCAAAAACTATGTCTTATTCTGATGTGGGTGCTCCTTCAACAACAGGAACAAATGCTTCTGGTACATGGGGCATTAGTATTACTGGCAGCGCTGCTAGTGCGACATCAGCAACAAGTGCAACGAGCGCTACGGACGCAACAAACGCTACAAATTTCAATGTTGCTGCAGATAACTCGACTAACGCTACTCACTATCCTATCTTCACCGGTGGTGCAACTGGTAATCAAAGACCAAACAGTGATACAGGATTGACATATAATCCTAGCACCGGTATCCTTGCATCTGTAGATTTTAACTCAACATCTGATGAAAGATTAAAAGAAAATATTCAAACACTAGAAAATGCTTCTGAAAAAGTAAATCAACTTAGAGGTGTTTCATTTGACTGGAAAGAATCAGGTTTATCTTCTATAGGCTTAATTGCGCAAGAAGTAGAAAAAATTATACCTGAAGTAGTTGCAGAAACTAATGGGACCAAATCTATTAGTTATGGCTCATTAGTTGGTCTGCTAATTGAAGCAGTTAAAGATCAACAAAAGCAAATTGATGAATTAAAGCAAATTATAAATAATGTATAAATATATGAATAGGAGAATATTATGGATTATGAAGTAGCAGACGCAGTACAAGCTGTTTCAAATGATAACACATCAGTATTTCAAGATGCTATTAATAGCATCCTTGCTGATAAGTTGCGTGAGCGTATCGGTGTAGAAAAAATTGCTGTTGCTCAAACAATGTTTAATGAGCCAGAGTTCGACACAGACACTCCAGAAGAAGAATTTGAAACAGAAATTGACGGAGAATCAGATGAAGACTTTTAAGGAAATTATGGAAGCTCCGGGCTCACCAGCACAAGATAATAAGCGCGTAAAAGATGATGAGTCAGAAGTAAAAGGTTATAAGCCTCGTTCAAAAGGTGAGGAAGATTTTGCAGCAGCTCATAATTATGAAACTGGAGATCATCCTGTAGCTACTAAAGCTCAATTTAAAGGTATGAACGATGGTGGTGATCCAGAGAAAACACATCGTGGTGGAAAGAAGCATGCAGCTGGAGAAACACAACCGGTAATGCAGGGTACATCTAAGATGAGAGAGAGCTTTTCAGCTTGGGTAAAGGTTGACGAACATGGCGACGATTAAAGTATTAGGTAATTCTGGAAGTTTAGGTGTTGCTAATAACATAGGCAACGCTACATTTGTACGTTTAGTTAATACTGCTGCAGCCGAAGTAACAGTTACTATAGCTAATACTGTAGGTCCAGAAAACGGCGGTGGTACATCAGGCACTTTTGTTTTAGAAGCTGGTCAATCTGAAATCGTTCTTAAAGAGCCAACAGATACAATTGTTGCTACTGCTGATGTTAAAGCAACTAAAGTAGCGAGATACTAATATGAAACTTATATGCGAAATTAACGAAGAATTAGAATACATCGCAGAAGAAGCTGGTGAGGGTAAAACTCACAAGATTAAAGGTATCTTCATGCAAGGTAATATTACGAACCGTAATGGTCGTAGATACCCTATGGATGTTCTAGTTAACGAAGTAAAGCGTTATCAAAAAGAATATATTGATAAAAAGCGCGCTTTTGGTGAACTAGGTCACCCAGCTGGTCCTACGATTAACTTAGATCGTGTTTCGCATATGATTACATCTCTAACCCCAGACGGAGATAATATTATTGGTGAAGCTAAAATTCTAGATACACCAATGGGTAACATTGTTAAGAATCTAATGAACGAAGGTGCTACTATTGGTGTTTCATCTCGTGGTATGGGTTCACTAAAAGAGAAAAACGGTATTGCAGAAGTACAAAAAGATTTCTATCTTGCTACTGCAGCTGATATTGTTGCAGATCCATCTGCACCTAATGCTTTCGTTGAAGGTATTATGGAAGGTAAAGAATGGGTTTGGGAAAACGGTATTCTTCGCGAGAAGACTATTGCTGATTATGAACAAGCAATTAAAAAGACCTCATCTAAAGACTTAGCTGAAATGAAAATGCGAGTCTTTGAGGACTTCATCTCAAAACTTTAATATTATAAATAATAAGAGAATCCACTAAAGGAGAAATAACGATGTCTGATCAAGATCAAAAAATGAGAGAAGAAGACCTCGTCGTTGCCGAAGATACGCAATTAGATGAGTTCAAAGCTTCCATGGGTGATCCATCTGAGGTACCTGAGCCAGTTGCTAAGACAGCAAAAGCCCCGGGTAAGTCTAAAAAACAAGAAGACGATCCTCAAGATAGTCCAACTGCTGTAAAGCCAACCAAGCCAGCTGAAGCAACAGCTGGTAAAGGTAAAACAGCTAAACTGCCAATGGGTGAATCAAAAATGTCAATGATTCAAGCTATGGTAGAACGTATGAACAGTATGAAGAGAACAGACCTTGCAGGTGTGTTTGAAGACATGCTTGCAGCTGCTGAAGCAAAAGAAATTTCAGAAGAAGAAGTTTCAGAAGAAGCAGTAGAAGTAGTAAGAGCAGGTCATAAGATTTCAGCTGAAGATATCGATATTAAAGAGCATATCGACGCTGTATTCGCTAATGATGAAGAACTATCTGAAGAGTTTAAAGATGCAGCTACAACAATCTTTGAAGCTGCTGTAGTTTCTAAAGTAAATGAGCAACTAGAGAAATATGTAGTTGACATTGAATCAGAACTCAACGAAGAAAAAGCTCGTCTTGAAGAAGAAATGTCAACAAAGCTAGACCAGTATCTTGACTATGTCGTAGAAAACTGGATGGAAGAGAATTCACTAGCAGTTGAAAAAGGTATCAAGTCCGAGTTAGTTGATGACTTTATTAATGGACTAAAAGATCTGTTTAACGAGCACTATATTGAAATTCCTGACGACAAAGTTGACGTTGTTGAAGAATTAGCTGCTCGTGCAGAAGATCTCGAAAATCGTTTAGACGAAGAGATCAAAAAGAATGCTTCTTTTAAGGCTGAAATTGCTGAGCACATGAAAGCCGATTTGTTCGCAGAAGCATGCGAATCTTTAACTGAGACTCAAAAAGAAAAGTTCAAGTCTCTAGCTGAAGGAATTGAATTTGTTAATGAAGACAAGTACGTTGAGAAACTTAACACTCTAAAGAAAAGCTATTTTAGCGAATCCGCAGAGACTACTTCAGTGAGTGATTTTGACGACGCTGAGCCATTAGAGGAAGAAGTTACTTCACCTCGTGTTGACCCAGAAATGTCACAGTATGTCAATGCCATTTCAAGAACATTGAAAAGATAAAAATTATAAATAATATTAGATTTTGGAAAACCCTAAAGGAGAAATCAAATGCAATATGTATCTGAAGAACTAATGCAGAAGTGGCAGCCAGTTCTAGAGCATTCTGATCTACCAGAGATCAAAGATGCTCATCGTCGCTCTGTCACAGCTACACTTCTAGAAAACCAGACCCGTGCTTCACGTGAAGCAGCTCAGGGTTCTGGTGGCTACTCAATGCCATCGCTACTAGGCGAAGCTGCACCAACAAACGCAATGGGTGCTTCTTCTTCCGTAGCTGGTGACGGTGCAGTAGACATTTTCGACCCAGTACTAATTTCACTAGTACGTCGTTCAATGCCAAACCTTATCGCTTATGATATTGCTGGTGTTCAGCCAATGACTGGACCAACTGGTCTTATCTTCGCGATGCGCGCACGTTACAGTAATCAAAGCTCTGGTGCAGAAGCGCTATACAACGAAGCAGACACAGACTTCTCGAAGTCAGCTGCTGGTAACACATTGTCAGGTTTCGCAATTGACGAATCAACTGGTGACGCAGTTACAACAGGTCAGACAGGTTCTGATCCAACTGCCCGC